GAAAGAACCGCCACGCGATCGTCTCCGCGTGTGGATAGGCTATGACGAGCGCGAGAAATGCGCTTATGACGTAGCGGAGAAAACCGCTAAAGGCTGGGGCTGCGACGTAATTCCTTTGTACGAGGAACGGTTACGTCTTGCCGGAATGCTGACGCGACCGACTGACAGGCGCGGACATTCGAAAGACTTGGAACAAGAAACGCGAGAGATATTCGACCTTAACTCAAATGCACCGCAGGCAACAGAGTTCGCAATCTCCCGTTTCTTTGTTCCATTACTTGCGCATTCAGGCTGGTGCTTGTTTGCTGATTCCGATGTTGTGTTCTCGGAAGATCCGATGGAACTGTTAGCGGTTGCAGATTCATCTAAGGCGGTGATGGTGGTCAAGCACGAACTAAACGGATTGAGCGGAAGCAAGATGCGCGGACAGACGCAGACGAGTTACCCGCGCAAGCTCTGGTCATCTGTGATGCTTTGGAACTGCGATCACAAGGCAACCAAGCGATTGAACCTGACAACGCTTAATCAGTGGCCGGGGCGATACCTGCATGGCTTTGAGTGGCTCGCAGATTCGGAGATTGGTGACTTACCGAAAGAAGCCAATTGGCTTGTCGGCCTGCAGCCAAAGCCGCAGCGACCGCAGATCATTCACTTCACGTTAGGTACGCCGGATATGCCGAACAGAATCCCAACTGACGCCGACGAAATCTGGTGGAAAGCGCGCGAGGCCGCATGAGCTGCTATTCGTATTCCCCGCCCGCCTGGTACTACCCGTGGCGCACCGCATGGCAGCATCGCAGCGGAGTCAAAGTGATTACGCAACCGACAGTGGAACCGATCACACTAGACGAAGCTGCGATGCACCTTAGATTGGACTCGATCGACAGCCCGCCTGAATACGCGGACGGTGATCTAGTGCAGTGGCAGATCAGCGCCGCGCGGGAGTATTGCGAGCAGTACCTTGGCCGTTCCCTTGCCTTGCAGACGCTTGAATACGGCGCCAATGCGTTCGCCAGTCAGTACGACGTATGGGATGGCATAGCGCTTCCGATGGGGCCTGTGATCGCGATAACGGGCTTCACCTACGTCAACGAACTAGGCGAAACCGTAGTCATGGATGACGGCACCGGCTCGCCTACGCTGGTGCAGTACGAACTCGACACGTTCAGCGATCCAGCCAGAGTCCGCTTGCCGTATCTGGGAACATGGCCGACTGCGCGCTATCACCCAGGCTCGATTCGGATTCGATACTTGGCAGGCTATACGTTGCCGGCAGAGAGTCCGACGCCTGAGTATCCGTTGCCGTACTCACTACGCGCGGCGATGCTGCTAGTGCTAGGTCACCTGTACGAGAACCGCGAGAACACGAGTGAGCGGACGTTGAGTGAGATACCGCTAGGGGCTAAGAATCTGATGGACCCTTGGCGGTTGAATATGGGCTTTGCGTGAGTGGCGAAGTGTTACAGATTATCTGCAGTCTGGTAATCGTGGCATGCAGTGGCATCATCTATTGGCAGACGCGAAAAGTGAAGAAGATGGCGGAGGAAAATCTAAAACTCGCCAGAGAAAATCTGCAGCGGGTTTATGCCAAATACGGCATTGATCCAGCAACGCGACCGCCGCTATGAACGCCGGCAAGTTAAACAACCGCGTCGCCATAGATCGACCGGATACATCCCAAAACGAAACCGGCGAGGAAATCATTAGCTGGCATCACATGGGCACGGTTTGGTGCGATATCAAACCGTTAGTTGGCAGAGAGGCATTGCTTGCCGCAGGAACATTGGCAGAGAGCGACACGATCATTCGGTTCCGATGGGAGCCGAGGCTTGCGCAGATCACGCCTAAATGGCGACTGCGTAGGCCGAACATCATCTACAACATTCAGGGCATCGCGGAAGTGGAAATGGACAAGAAAGAAATAGAGGTCCGCTGCAGGTCCGGATTGAATGAGGGCTAAATGGCGAGCGTTGTCACAGTTGAAGTCAAAGGCTTGCGCGAACTAGGCGAACGCCTGAAGGCTTTGGGCTTGGACTTCAAGGAAGGATCGCGGATCGCTCGAGCAACGACAAACGCAGGCGCACAGGTAATCAAGAAGCTCGCGATCCAAAAGGCTCCAGCTTCACCGCCGCAAGACACGCCAGCCGTTCCGCCGAACTACTTGAAGAGCAATATCATCGTGCGCTACGTGCGCAAGAGTCGCCTTAGCTCCGAACACAAGGTCACGATTCGCAGCAAGGGTAAGGGCGTATTGAGCGAGGAAATATCAGCGAATCCCTATGCCATTGGCGTCTATCAGGAATTTGGCACCGTGCATCACGGCCCGCAACCTTTCATGCGTCCTGCTTTCGATCAAGGCAAGACCGCTGCAGTTGAGGCGATGAAGAAAAGATTGACGTTACGGATTGAGAAAGCGGAGCGCGGCGGGAAATGAGTACCGAGGCCGATTTGTTTAGCGCGCTTGGGCCGCTGGTTTCCAATCGTGTCTACCCGGAAACCTTCGTACAACCGAGCGGAGCGCTTCCGGTATGGCCTTCGATTCGTTATGACTTGGTAAGCGAAGTGCCGATGCGAACCTTGTGCAAGGACAGCGGCGACGACGCTCCTGACACGCGGGTTCAGATTGATGGCGTCGACAAGACATTCCTGCAGGCTCGGGCATTACGAGTTCAGATCATGGCTGCTATGGAAGCATTCTCACCGCCCGCAGTTCTGGAAAACACCTTCAACGAATACGACGTCGCAACAAAGACTTTCCGCGTCTCATTGGATTACGTGATTTACAAGTCAAGTCCTGCTGGCTCTCCGTAGTCGGCAGTTAACCGTTTTACCCACGGCCCGCCTAGTGCGGGCTTTTTCTTGTACTAAGCAAAGGAGCTTCACATGGCCGGCGGCATCGCATACAAATGGGAAGGGAGCAGCGTCAAGGTGCTTACCGGTTACACCGGTTCTGGCTCTCCCTCTCCCACAATCTCAGCAATCACTCAGGCATCACCCCCTGTAGTCACTTCAACCGCGCACGGTTTAACGGACGGCGATGTCGTCAAGATCACCGGCGCCGGCGGAATGACGGAGGTCAATGGCAAGACGTTTGTCATTGAGGAACTGAGCGCGAACACCTTCAGTTTGCTCGGGGTGGATGGCTCGGGTTACGGCGCCTATACCAGCGGCGGCGTGTTCGATGAGGGCGCTTTCTCTAATTGGTGCCAACTGACGAACTACAACCAGACAGGCGGCACGAAGCCGGAAATTCCGACTACTACCATCTGTTCGGACGCCGCGGAGTTCCTGCTTGGTCTACGGGACTTCGGAACGACTTCCCTTGACTACCTGTTCGCGCCACTGACAGACACGATCCAGGTCGCCTTGAACGCCTTCGATGCATCTGGCGCAATCATGGCGGTGCGGGTGGAGCTGCCGGATGGCGGCGGGACTCTGGTGCAGCTTGGATTTGTGCAACAGACAAGCGCACAGGCTGGTAACGGAACCGTGTGGACTGGTACGACGGTTATCCGCAATACCGGCGCACGTTGGGACTTTGCGTAATGAACCGAGATCAACTGATAGCGTCAATCCTGAAGGCTTCTTCACCGAAGCCCATCCGGCTTGAAGTTGATGACATCGGCCCCGTCTTTGTGCGGGTGATGACGGCCTACGACGCGGACGTGACTCGCAAGAGTCTTGACGCAACGAAGAAAGATGACGGCTGCGACATTGGCCGGCTTCTAGCTTCGATGCTGTGTGATGAAAAGGGTGAACTGCTCTTTGCGGCTACGGAAGCAGATACGGTTCTGAAGCTTTCCAAGTTGCCGCCCAAGGCGCAGACCGCGATTCTCAACGCGGCAAATCAGGCGAATAGCGCAGACCCAAAGTAGTCACCCCGCGCGATGAGTTCGTCATGGAACTCGCGCTGCATTTGGGGATGCCTGCCGATCTGATGTTGAAGTCCATGACCGAATCCGAGCTAGCCCATTGGAGTCGCTATGTCTCAAGACACGCCTTCCCGTTTAGACGCATTGAAATCCTATTGGCGCAGCTTTCTCTCGTGGTTGCAAAGACGATGGGCGGCGCTAAAGACTTGGGGTTGAATGACTTCATGCTGAAACAACCTTCCGAAGAATTACCAGCTAACGTGACTAGACTAGAGCTAGCCAGAAAAGCGTTTGGCTTTAATCCGCGCAAGCCCAAGGCGTAGAGATGGCTACAGGTCGCTTAGATGTAATCCTTGGCCTAGATGCGGCACAATTCACTACAGGTCTAACTCAAGCCGAACGAGAAGCCGAAAAATTCCAGCGCAGCATGGTTGCGATGGGATCGAAGATAGGGCTAGCGGTAGGAGTTGGACTTACGGCGGCCGTTGCTGGTGTCGTTGCTCTTACGAAGTCATCTATTGATGCTGCCGACAGGCTCAACGATCTATCAAGAGCGACCGGAGTCAGCGTTGAGAATCTAGGAGGGATCGGGTTCGCTGCCAGTCAAGCAGGATCAGACCTTGACGGAGTTGCACAAGCCTTTGGCAAACTGAATCTGAAGATTGCGGAGGCCGCACGAGGTGAGAAAGATGCCGCAGCAGCCTTCAAGGCGATCGGCGTTTCGATCACTGATGCCGCTGGTCGAACAAAAACCGCTGACGCGATATTCAAGGAAGTAGCTACAACCTTTGCTGCCTATGCGGATGGACCCGAAAAGGCCGCGCTAGGCAACGCTTTT